TGTAGATAAAGGGCTGACTGCCAGGATCGTCAATAATACAGATAATTACGGCGAAGTTATTACATACGGCATCAATAAACCGCCATCATGGAGAGGCCAGTTCAGGTCACGATTTGGCTTACCAGAAGGGTGGCCTACCTTGCTTGCCGGAAAGGACGTGCAAAACGCCATCCCTAGCATGTGGAACAGGATTGTTAACAAGCCATGAGCAGCACATATAACGACGTTAGGCAAGCTATAGAGGCCCGAATCGCCACAGAGATGGCAAGCTCGCCGTCATATCAGGTGAGTTATGAGAATGTGCCATTCACGCCGCCCAACAACTCCACATGGATCAAGGTGCAGATCCGATTTGGTGAAAACGCCTATGCAACGCTGCTTGGCCCAACGACTGGCAGCAATCGCCAGTCAGGTATCGTCGTCATTGGTATTTTCAGTCCGATCGGTGTAGGCACGGGCGACAATTTCACACTGGCAGAACGGCTCAAAGATTTGTTTGACCGCAAAATTATTAGCCAAATTATTTTTGACGCAGCGAATGGCCCTGCGATTGTCGAAGCTGGCGCACCTGAATCCTTTTTTCAGACAGAGTTAGCTATCACATTCAACGCATTCCTAAAATAAACTGAGCCAACTACCGCACTTCTGCTATGGCCACCACGTTGTCCGGTACGTCCGGCGCCCTTTATTACAAGCCTGCTGGCACTGACAGCACGTTCACCGCATCGAACGTGACCAATGCCAGCAACAACATCATGGTCGGGACCTTCAGGAATTTTAAGGTCAACGACAAAGTTTCGTTTGGTACTGGCACTGGCGGCACTTTGCCCGCTGGTCTTTCTGCGAGCACTGACGTGTTCATCAGAACCTATAGCGCATCAACCGGCATTGCTACGTTTTCCGCTACTGCTGGCGGCACTGAGCTGGCTTTGACGGATGATGGCACGGATGGCACCACGCCTTTCACCATCAAGTTTGCTGAGTTCCAAGCGGTTGGCGCCGTTCGTGAATGGTCCTTTGAGATCACCCGCGATGAAATTGACGTGACCACGATTGGCCAAACTCTTGGTCAAAACGCACCATTCAAGACCTACATCACCGGCTTTGCTGATGGTGAAGGCTCTGCGACTATTTACACCACTGACGACGACACCACCATTGCATCACGCTTGGTGGAAGACGTGATTCAGCGGATTCAGACCGGCGTGCAGTTCAAGCTGTATATCGACCGCGTTGTCTCTTCTGGCTCTGTGGATGACACCGCAAGCCGTTCAATCACGATGGAAGCTGTGCTGACTTCTGCCAGCTATTCCGTCAACCCAGATGACGCGCAACAGATTGAGGTTGCATTCCGTCCGTCTGCTGTGCCGACTTTTGATCTTTCTAAGACCTGATCGTTAGTTATCAGCATATTTGCCCCCGGCTTGCGCTGGGGGCTTTTATGTCTAGAATTTCTAAGAATAACCAATCTACATGTCCACATCATCAATGCGTGCGCTAGATCGCCTGAAAAAGGCTGCAAACCTGACACCGGTAAAGCGCATCGTGGTCTTGAGCAATGGTGACGAATTCGAGTTTTGGTCTACGCCGCTGACAATGGCTGAACGTGAACGGGCTCAAAAACAAGCCAATTCAGATGATGCCAATCAGTATGCATTACAGCTTCTAGTAAATAAAGCGACTGACGAGAATGGCCAACGAATGTTTAAGGCGGGAGAGTTAGCTGAATTAAAAAACGAAGTGCGAGATGAAGATCTGCAAGGGTTGATGGTTGCCCTGGTCACAGGTGAAGGCAACGTCACTGAGGATGAGGCAAAAAACTAAACAAGCTCTTCAAAGATGACTGGCCTTTGAGGGTGCAGATGCGTGTGGCTCGCGAACTGGGCTACACGCTCTCTGAACTTTCAAACAAGATGTCTCGCGAAGAGCTACAGCTGTGGTGTCTACTATATGAGGTAGAAGCTCAAGAAGAGCAAGAAATGCGTCGTAAGACAAAGCGGCGATAAACTTAACATGACTCGGTGGGATTCTTGTGGCGGGCCAGGTTGTTGTTGAACTTACCGCGCAGGATAAGGTCTCAGGTGTCCTAAATAGGATTAATGGGGCAGCCAAAGGTCTGCAAAAAAATCTCGGTGGCGCAACAAAGAATGTCGGCAACAGTTTTAAGAACCTGCAGAGCAGAGCTGTCAGCCTCCAAGGTGTCTTAGGCTCCCTTGGTGTTGGTGCTGTTGTCAAAAGCTTGGCTGATGCTGGTGTGCAGGCAGACCGCACCGCAAAACGGTTGAAGTTCCTAGGCGATCAGTTTGGGGAAAGTGCCAGGCTACAGCAGTTTGCCAATGAGGCTGCAGAGAAATTTACTTTGGGCCAAACAGATGCCGCCAACGCGGTGGGTGATTTGTTTGGTCGCTTGCGGCCTATGGGTACATCTTTAGATGACATCAAAACTGTTTTCAACGGGGTAAACGTTGCTGCAAAGCAAATGAACCTCAGCACGGCTGACACTGAAGGCGTCATGCTGCAGTTAAGCCAGGCACTGGGTTCAGGCAAGCTTCAGGGGGATGAATTCAGAAGCATCATGGAGCGGCTGCCAAAAATCGGTCAAGCCGTTGCAAAGTCATTGGGTGTAACTGTTGGTCAGTTGAAAGACCTCAGCAGCCAAGGCAAGCTCACAACAGATGTGATTATCAAGGCCCTTAAAGGCATCGAAAAACAAGGCTTCCCAGAGCCAGACGGTGTGGCTGCTTTTAACAAAGCCATGAAGGATTTATCCACCACGATTGGACAACGGTTGACACCTATCCTTGATCCGATCCTGAAAGGTATAGCTGGATTGGTTGGCAAGTTTTTGGAACTGCCTGAGCCGGTTCAAGCTGCTGTAATTGGCTTCACTGCTGTTGCTACAGCTTTTGCTGCGATTGCGCCTTTGCTTCCTGTCATTGCAACTGGTATTGGTGCTGTTGTTGCTGTGCTGACAGGACCTGTTGGCATTGTTGCTGGCATCACTGCAGTTGTCGCTGCATTTGTGACCATGAGAGGAAAGGCTGAAGAGACAAAGGAGCCTATGGAGGAATTAAACACTGAAGCCGACAAAACTAAAGCCGCTGTGGAAGCTGCCGCTCGTGCAAAGCAGCAATTTATCGACAAAACTAAAGAACACATCTCTGCGCTTGAGATAGAAAATTCTCAAATCAAAGCGGCAGAACAAGCCTATGAGAATACAATCAAGGTCACTGATGCACGCCTCAACGCAGAATCAGAGATTAATCAATTGCAAGGTCAAATCCTTGAGCGGGCTTACGAACAGGCAGGCTCAGCCCGAGAACGGCTCAATATCGCAAAACAGATATACCAAAATGAAATCCAAGGCGCAAAGATTGCTTACCAGCAAACACTAAACAGCATTCAGGCCGAACAGAAGCGGCTTGAGTTCCGCAGGCAGGCCGCACAGATTGAAGCACAAATCATTAAGGCAAAAGGCGAGCTAGCTGCTGCTGAAGCGCAAAGTTCTGAAAAGGCGCAGCTTATTTTAGAAAAAACGCAAAATGCCGTCCGTGTTCAGCAAGAAAATGTCCGTGTAATTGAGGGCCAGATTAGAACCCAAGCGAAAGTAGCTGAGCAGCAAAAAATCGCCGCTGACGCAGTATTGAGACAAAAAGAACTTACGGCGCAGCAGAAATTGGAGCAAAAATTAGTTGGAGACAAGCTTGATAGAAGCAAGACAGAGGCCAGTAACCTTTCAACCAACCTTAAAAATAGCAATACAAACTCACGTAACCTTGCAACAGCTACCGGCCGAGTGGCGAGAAATGCACAAAATTCTTCCTTTATGTTCATCTCTGTCGCCAATAATGCTTCGAGGGCTGCAGATCAAATCACTCGTGCAGCAAGAGCGCAAGAAAGGCTCAACCGTGCAAGACGCGAAAGCAACTCAGGGGGCGGCGGC